CTTGGCAAGGAGCGGCCTGCGGGTACTATGGGAGATACGACGTCCATGCTCAAGGATGCTGCGGAGGATTATCTGACGCAGATGGGTATTTCGGACAAGCAGATCAAATGGGAATATGTTTCAAGCAGCACGGAAATGCCCGGAACCATCGTCGATCAGAGCGTAACGCCCGGCTCACCGCTGACCTCCGACTCGAAGATCACGCTCCGTGTTGTGGAAGAGCCGGACGAACCGGTAACGCCTCTGCCTGAGCCGCCCTCGGACGGCAGTGACTCAGACGGATCAGTTGACATTGCTGTGGTGGTTCCGTCCGCAGATTCCTATGTGACGATCCGCGATTATGTCGGCCAGCCGTTTGACACAGCCAAGCAGGATTTGCGCACGCTGTCGCTTTACGGCGTCAAATGCGCGCTGCGCTACCATCCGTCTATCCCGAGCGGCAGCATCATCCAGCAGTCTCCGGCGAGCGGCGAACAGGTTCTGAAGGGAACCGGCGTCTATTTCGTCGTCAGCCTCGGCCCGCAGAAGCAGCTTGTGCCGAATGTTCTGTATAAGGATCAGGCGGAGGCGGAGCGGCTGCTGGCGCAGAGCGGCTTTGGCTCTGCGGCGCAGGGCGTCACATGCAGCTATGTTGCGCTCGGCCATGTCGCGGCGCAGACGCCGCTCGGCGGCAGCGAGGCGGCGCCCGGCACCAAAATTGGGCTGGACATCAGTTCCGACAGCACCAACCAGCCTTCGCAGTCCAATGTTACGATCAATCAGTTCAAGCCGCTGCTCGATCTTCAGGTCGGCGAGACGTTCAATCTGGCGGATACGCTGCAATACAGCGGAAGCGCAGGTTCCATCGTCTGGTCGTCCAGCGATCCTTCCTCCGTCTTTGTTGACGTGGACGGTTATGTTGTTGCGATTGCTCCCGGTGCGGCGACGGTCACTGTTGTGGTTGGCGGCGAAGCGGCTTCCTGTTATGTGACTGTCAATGACAGTCGCCCGCTGGAAATGGTGGGAAGCGTCATTCTGGAGGTCGGTGAGGAATTCCCGCTCTGCCAGCAGCTTGGGGACATTGACGCGAGCATGGTTTACTGGGTTTCTGCCGATCCGCGCGTTGCCTCTGTTCTGTGGAATGGCGTTGTGACCGGCGTTGCGGAGGGCTGCACCTTTGTGACCGCGCTCTATGCGGGACAGGTCAAGCAGTGTACCGTGTGGGTGCTCGATTCCGACAGCTATATAAAGGTAAAGCGCTTTGACCAGAACACCAAGCAGCAGGACGCGGAGGCCGCTTTGCAGGCAGCAGGGGTGCAGTATGCTGTCAAGAAGGTCCATAACAGTCAGGTCGCCGCGGGCTGCGTTGTTGATTTCCAGTTTAACGGCTACAGCGACTCGGATTACTATTACATCTCCGGTACGCGCACGCCCGACCTGTGCATCAGCAGCGGCGGCGGAACCACGCAGCAGCCGGCAAAGGAACCGGCGAAGGAACCGGCCAAGCAGCCCGAGAAGGAGCAGCCCGCCGGGAAGGCGTCGCTGTCTGTCGTCAACCGGCCGAGCAAGACAACCTATTATATCGGCGACAAGCTGAATACCACCGGTCTGAGTGTCCGCTATACCGACACTGTGGGCAAAACGCAGACCATCACCAGCGGCTTTACGACCAACGCCGATCTGAGCAGCGCAGGCTCCAAGCAGGTCACTGTCACCTATCAGGGCGTCAGCACGACCTTCAACGTCACGGTCAAGACGCCGAGCGTCACCGTCACGCAGGAGGAACTGAACGAGGGCCTGCGCCTGTACGCTACGACCGATCCTGCCGGTCAGGACGTGACCTGGAGCTCGTCGAATCCGAGCGTCGCGTACTTTGAGGGTAAAACTCTTCACGCAGCTGGCTCGGGCACTGCGGTCATTTCCGCCACAATGACCTACAACGGCCGTAAATATTCCGGCTCAACAACGGTCGTCGTCGGGGAAAAGCAAGAGGAAAAAGAATATCACTTCGCTATCTCAGTATTAGGTGGTTCGGAAGAATACGCTTGCTATAGTGTAGACACAAACATTCCGGGCTATCAGAGAAACCAGACCGTATGGTCTGTTACACCGTCACAGGGAGACTGGTTCCAAGATACTGACGGGTTCCTGTATGTAAATCGAGCCATCGACTGTACTATCACTGCTTTATATAATTACAAAAAGCCAGATGGTTCTTTCTATTCCGCCACATATACGCAAACAGCAAAACGGACTGAGTATACGTTTGGCATCAGTCTTGTCAGCAGAGATATCGCGGCAGGCCGCGCATCCTTTACAATTAACACCACTATCCCCGGCTGTACGAACAACAATGTCACATGGAACGTTGTGTCCGAGCACCGCGGCGGCAGCCTTTGGGATGGACAGTATTATACGGTCGATGAATTCGGCATGACAAACGGCGAATCGTATGTCCTGAATGCAAGCTATGTCTATGACGGCAGAACCTACACAGCCTCCTGTACCGTCACCTGCACATGGGGCAGCGACAATGCTGACGGATACAGTCTTTCCGAAGACCGCGAAGACGGCTGGAAAGACGAATCCGCAGCTTCCGGATTCAGAACTGCAGTCCCGGACTGCACCAGCGTCGCTGCACCATCAGAAGTAGGAAATATGTGGCGCGATAGGCACCGCGGCCAACGTATGTACGGCGGGTATCCAGCACCGGCATGATTTTTTTGTGAAACTACTCGCAGTATCATAACCCTTCGCAAGCCTCTTTTTTCCCTCAAGCACAGCGCCCGGCTCTTTTACGGAGCCGGGCGCTGTCACGTTTTGATGCGGAGCACAAACCCGCAATCCAGCGAAGCGATTGCGGGTTTGAACGAAGAAAGACCTTTGCTGTCGAGATGGACGCGCCCTAAGCGGTCATCTGATATACAAAGGTCATTTCTGAGTGGTGCCGGTGGCGGGGCTCGAACCCGCACGGTTGTTACGCCGAGGGATTTTAAGTCCCTTGTGTCTGCCATTCCACCACACCGGCAGATGGGAATATTTTAGCACTGAAAAGCGGGTGCGTCAAGAACAGAAACGGGCGGGGGAAGGAGAAAACGATAAATGTCCTGTTTTTGGGACAAGACCAGACAGGCAACAGTAGAAAATTTTATCGATTCTTTGGGCGTTCTGCCATCTTGAAAAACTAGAACAAATGTTTTAATATAAAAACACTGCCTCAAACATCAGCAGCTGGAAGAACGGAACGGAATTTAGGAGTGGATGCAGGATGACGAAACACCGAGCAGACAGACCAGACAAACAGGAAACGGCGGACGAGCAGATCGTCCGGATGTTTGCGGCGCTGAGCCGGGAAGAAAAACAGCAGTTTCTTACTTTTTTTGAAAGCGCTCTAAAAACGCGATCATGGCCTGCTTCAGATCATCGTCAGCATGAGAAAGAAGTTCCCTGAGTCTCGTGTCGAGCGGATCCTCCTCGTCGGACGGCGCGCCGGCGGGGAGTTTTTTTTCATCCGTTGCACCGGTGAGGTAGGCGGGCGTCGTGCCAAGCGCGGCGGCGACGATCTGAAGCTGGTCGGCGCTGGGCTCGGATTTGCCGGCCTTCCAGTCCTGGCATACGGTTGGCGTGCGGCCAATGCGGCGGGCGATGGATGCTTTGGTCACGCCTGTCTCATGGATCAGCGATTCAAATCTGCTATAAATAAACAAAACAGCCACCTCGCAGTTGTGCAAAATAGAGAATCAAACAAAAGTGCGACACACTCCCCTTGACAACCGTATATTAATGCGATATATTCAGAGGGCAGATGCGGAGAACGCGGCGGGCCGGGAGAAACTGGGTCTGCCAGACATGAAAAAGAGCGGCGCCGCAGCCGGAGATTCAAACAACTTTATTGTATCCGGCGCGGCGCGTTTTGTCAACCGCGTATCGCATAAAAATATGATTTTGGTGACCGTTGATTCAATCGACAAGAGTCATCTGCGGTTACTTGGGGAGGTGCAGGAGGATGATGCGCAGCTGCGTCTGCCGGTGGTGCGGCGAGGCCGTTACGGAGGCGGACGAGCGGTATGAGGCGATGGACGGCACGGCGGTACATGCGGCGTGCATGGAGGAGTTCCTGCTGGAAACGGTGGGGGTGGAGGCGCTGGCGGCGCGAGCGGGGTATGAACACAGACGGGAGGTGGAGATGGATGCAGAACGGGGAGAAGGGCTTTGAGCCGGTATGGTGCCCGTTTTACCGGGAGGACAGCGGCAGGAGCATTTACTGCGAAGGAATCACGGACGAAAGCTTTCTGCGGCTGACGTTCGCTTCAGGCCGGGCGAAGCGGCAGCAGATGGAGATTTTCTGCAGGACGAAAAACTGCGGAAAATGCGAACTCTATACCGCCATCAATGCGAGGTATGCGGATGACTGAGGAAAAGGCCGGAAAGGCACGCCGGGATCCCATTGAAAAGGCGTCCGGAAATCTGGAAAAGGCGCTGGAAACGATCTCGAAGCGGCTGCTGGATCAGATCAAGGACGGCGAAACGCCGAGCAAGGAGTTGGGGGAATTGGCGAAGGTGATGAAGCAGGCGGTCGAGATCCGGCAGGAGCTGCAGGAGGAACGCGGCGGACAGGAAACGGGCGTCCGTGTGGTATTTGAGCGGGAAGCGGAGGAATTTTCAGGATGACGGAACTGCGCATCGGCGTGCCGAACGAGAAGCAGAGGCGCTTTTTGCTGGACCGGCACCGGCACATCGCTTACGGCGGGGCAAGAGGCGGCGGGAAAAGCTGGGCGGTGCGTACGAAGGCGAAGCTGCTGGCGCTGCGGTACGCAGGAATCAAGCTGCTGATCGTGCGCAGGACACTGCGGGAATTGCAGAACAATCACATTGACCCGCTGCGGCAGGATTTGGCGGGGATTGCGAAGTATAAGGCGTCTGACAAGCGGTTTGAATTTCCAAATGGATCGACGATCACGTTCGGCTACTGCGCGTGCAACGGCGATATGGGACAGTACCAGGGCGCAGAATACGACGTGGTGTTTCTCGACGAGGCCGGGCAGCTGCAAAAGGCGTGGATCGACGCAATCAACGCCTGCGTGCGCGGGACGAACGGGCTGCCGAAGCGGACGTATTACACGCTGAACCCCGGCGGGCCGGGGCATGGGTATTTTAAGCGGCTGTTCATTGACCGCCGGTTCGAGACAGGCGAGGAGCCGGAAAATTACAGCTTTGTGCAGGCGCTGGTGACGGACAACCGGGCTTTAATGCGGCAGCAGCCGGAGTATCTGAAGCAGCTGGAGACACTGCCGCCGAAACTGCGCGAGGCGTGGCTGTACGGGTCATGGGATGTGTACGAGGGACAGTTCTTTGAGGACTTCCGCGATGCGCCGGAGCATTATCAAGACCGGCAGTGGACGCATGTGATCGAGCCATTTACGCCGGATAAGGGATGGACAGTCTGCCGGAGTTATGACTTCGGGTATGGAAAGCCGTTTTCCTGTGCATGGTGGGCAGTTGACTACGATGGAGTTATTT